CACCGTCCGGGTACACGACCTTGAACGGGTAGTCGTAGCGGCTGCGGCTGGCCTTGGCGGCTGCCATGGCGATCTGGCCGGCATCGCCACGATCCAGGCCCACGGTCACGTCCATGGTGCCGGCGTCGGATGCGCCTTTCAGGTGGCGGACGCGGGCGTCGGACAAGCCGGTGAAGCTGACATCGGCATCTTCGTCGCCGTAGTCGCCGATGGTCTCGACCTCACCTACTTCGGTGTAGGTCAGGCCGGACAGCAGCGTCATGGCAGCGGTATCGCTGTCAGGAAGGTCAGCAGTGAGGATCGGACCCACGAAAAATCGAGTGCCGGCTCCGGTATTGATAGACATGGGTAGTCCTCCATCGGACGTGGATATAGCCGCAACGCGGCAGGGTGGTGAATCAGTTCTGGGTGAGGATTTCGGCGGTCACGTTGCCCTGATAGGTGATCCCATCGGCATCGCGGTCGCTGTTGGTGCGGGTAATCTGGATGGAAACGGCGCGCCCGGTGGTGAGCGTCAGCCGCTGGCGGTGCAGCGCGGTCTCGATCTCCGAGATGATGCGCTTCACCTCTGACTGGCCCTGGTACTTGCTCCAGACCGTCAGGTAGAAGAATCGAAGGTCCCGGCGCTTGCCCGAGATCGGGCTTTGGTCGTCGGATAGCTCGCGATCCAGGGTTACGTAGGGATAGGCAGCGTCCCGGGGCACAGCGTCGTACACAGGGCAGCTCAGAACGGCCTTCAGACGCTGATAGACAGCGACCTGCAGGGCAAGGGATACGCTAGCCATCACTCACCCCCTGGCTGGCCTTGGAGAGCGTTTCATCAATGGCTTCCTTGAGCAGCTTCTTGATCGCGTCGCGGTTCAGGTCATAGGAAGGCCGGATGAAGGGCCTGGCCGGCAGCGCCGGTTGATCCTCGTTGCCTTTGGTGCCGTTCTCGACAAAGCGCAGGTAGAAGAACCGCCGGCCCTTCTTCTTGCCGCGGATGCCAATCTGGGCATCCAGTCCGGACTTGGACACGAAGGCTTCAAGGGCTGCCTTGCCTTCCCCCGTGTCGACCGGGATCAGTTCCTGCTGAGTCTCCAGCACCAGGTCGGCAGCTTTCTGCATGGCCGGCCTGATCTGGTTCTCGGCGGTCTGGCTGATGCGGCGAAGCACCCGGCGAAGCCTGATGTCGCCGGTGATGGATCGCCGCGCCATGGCCTACTCCTTCTCGGGCTTGGCCTTGGCCTCTTCCTTCACTTCCTTGGCCAGGCCGCGGGTGATCAGGTCCTGGCCTTCAGTGGCCGAGACGATGAATTCGGTGCCTTTCTTCTGGTAGCCCTTGGAGTTGTGCAGGCTGGCGAGCGCTTGGACTTTCATGGTGACCTCACGGGTTTTCGATGGTGGTGCAGAGCAGCTTGAGCATCCGCGTCCGGTTGTCCGGCAGCGGAGCCTTGATTTCGTAGGTGGTTGACTGGTGGACCAGACGGTCTCCGCGCTTCACGTCCTCGCGGTACCGGACGTTGATCTCTGCGGTGATCTCGCCATCCAGTTGCTGGGCGATCTGAGCCGTGCGGCCAGAGATCGAATTGATCTCGCCCCAGACGTTCGCGTACTCCTGCCAGCCCTCGATGTAGCCGCCTGCACCGTCCTCGGTGCGCTGCTGGCTCTGCAGGCTGCAGCGATGGCGAAGGGGGCCGGCTCTCATACGCCCATCCCGATCCGATAAGGATTCAGCAGGTTCATGACCGTAGGGTTCGGCTCGTAGGAGACACCCACGAAGCTCCCCTCGCGGTTCTCGTACAGATCGCCCAGGACCAGCAGCGTCGCGGCGTCGATGGCCTCATTGCCAACCATGGAGCCGGACAGCTCCCGATAGGCCTGTACCGCGGCGCGGAAGTTGGCGTTAGCCTGATCGACCAGCTCGCCGGAGATGGCTTGACCCGTCACTGCGGCCGCGGCTTCGAGATCCGCTTCCAGTTTCAGGCTGGCCACTTCCAGAGCGGACTGAGCTCCGGCCTTAGCATTGGCCAGCGCCACAGCATCGGCGTAGATGCCACGGTTCAGGTATTGCCTGACCCACTCCTTAGCCGCGGCCAGGTAGGCAAGGACCATAGGGTCATCCTCATCCAGCCGCAGGTGGTCCTTGGCGTTCTGCAGAGTGACCATCAGTCGCCCGTCCCTATGGTGAGGTTGATCTCCACGGCCGGGCCGGTGGTCATCGCTGCGATGTGGGTGTAGCCCGAGATCGTGATGGTCTCGACCGTCCCAGCCGGCAGGTAGATGCCCGTCTCCTTGCTGGTGGTGATGTCAGGGCCCCCCAGGTTGATGAAAACATCCGCGCTGTTGGCGCTGATGGCGATACGCACCGTTGCGCCGCGCCACTGGCCAACAGGCTTGGGCCGAACGGGAATCTCGAACGTGCGGCTTTCACCGGTGGCGGTGATCCACACAGAGGGGCCCGGAGAAGGAAGGAAAACAGGCATACATCACCCCATTGTCTGAATCGTGGCGCTATTGATCTTCACGCGAGTGCTCGCCGCAGGCTTGACCAGGGCGAAGAAGTAACCAGCCGGGATAGCTGCGAAAAGATGACCGGGAATGGTCGCGCCCATGCCAACAGACACGGCGATACCCGTCAGGCCGGCGTTGAATTCCGCGACTACGACACCAGTACCGCTCGCAACGGCGTTGGTTGGGCCTACCACGAGCTGAACGCTGTCAGTCATGGCGCTGGCCAGGGTCACGTTGTAGGCAGCCGATACGCTCGCAGAGAGCAGCGTGGGCTTGGTGGTGCTGGGCTGGTACGCAGTATTGAATGCGTAGTTCATAGCCGTGGCGGCACTGGGAACAGGCATAGGGCCGGTGGCACCGGTTACGCCCTGGATTCCCTGAGGCCCGGCAGGCCCCTGTGTGCCAGTCGCACCAGTCGCGCCGGTGTCGCCCTTATCCCCTTTCGGGCCTTGAGGTCCAGTCGGGCCAGCGGAACCGGTGGCCCCGGTAGGTCCGGCGATTCCCTGAATCCCCTGGGGACCTTGTGGGCCGGTGTCACCCTTTTCCCCGCGGATTCCCTGAGCGCCGGCAGCACCAGTCTCGCCTTTCACCCCTTGGGGGCCGGCAGGACCAGTCGAACCAGCCGGGCCGCGGTCACCGACGTCACCCTTCGGACCTTGAGGGCCTACCGGGCCAGCCTCGCCAGGGATTCCTTGAGCACCCATTTGGCCTACCCGGCCGACCTGACCTTGAGGACCGGGCTCGCCTGTATCGCCTTTCGGGCCCTGAGCACCGGTCAAGCCTGTAGCGCCAGCAGGCCCGGCATCACCCACAGGCCCAACGGCACCGGTTTCGCCTTTCTCGCCTTGAGGGCCGACTTCGCCGCGCTCACCTTGCGGGCCTTGGACGCCGGCAGGACCCATATCGCCCTTCGGACCAATCAGGCTTTCCAGCCAGGACTCTCGCCCGCCGGTGAACCCATTGGCCACGGCAACTTCGAATGCAGACAGGCCATTGGCGCCAGGATCTCCCTTGGGGCCTTGAACTGTCTTGTAATCCTCATCCCTGATGATCCCAGGCTCGCCACGTATGTCCGTTGCGGCGCTTCTGGAAAGGGTGTATCCGGTCGGACTGACGTAAGAGCCCAGCGGCACCGAAGTGTCCGCCGAGATCAACTTCAACACCACGCGCTCACCGTCTTGCACAGCGGCCAGGACGGGAACGATGGTCGTTCCTGATGGGCCTTTACGGCCAGGCGGTACGCGAGGCATTTACTTGTCTTCCTGTGGCTGCTTGGCTTTGTTGCGCGGCTTGGGAGCGGCCTTTTCTTCGGCTTTCTCCTCGACCTTCTCGTCAGCGCCCTCGAAGAACGGCGCCAGTTCGCGCTGCAGGCTTTCCGACAGGCCTTCGGGCATGGGATCGCCACGGCTGACGCTGCCAACCAGGTGGTGATGGAATCCGCGTTTCGCTTTCATGCTGACCTCCAATGAAAAGCCCCTCCGAAGAGGGGCTGATCTGGCTTAGGCGCCGGCGGTGAACGTGCCGGTGACGAAGGCTTCCGGGCGGTAGATCGCCAGGGCCAGGCGCTCTTCTGCCCGGATGGTGACCATGTTGCGGCGGAAGTTGTCGCTATCTTCGGTGGAGATCAGGACGTTGGCGTCTTCGCGGTCGAACACCTGCGCGCCGAGGCGGAAGGCACCGGTCAGGAAGCTGCCGCGGTCGATCGCCTGAGTGGCAACAACTGGCAGACCCCACATGGTGGGCTGGGCCAGACCTTGCGGGTTGGCGAAGATGTAGCGGCCCATGTCGTCCTTTGTCAGCTCGATCTGTGCCCAGTCGATCGGGTGCAGAACGTGGCCGGTGGCCGGGTACTCAGCCAGAACGGCTTGGAGCATGGCCAGACGCAGGGTGTCGATCGGGGTGGCGCCGGTGAAGCCGGGGACCAGGGCAGCGTTGTAGTCGCTGGCCACGGTCATCAGGCCTTCCAGATTGCCGTTGGTGCCGGTGCCTTTCAGCAGCTGCAGCTCTTCGACGAACTCCAAGCCATAGCGCATGCGGCCGTCGATGAAGCTTTGCAGGCCGGGAGCGTCGTCCAGGATCTGCGTGGAGGCCAACAGCCAGTGGGCCAGAGTGGCCACGCTGCGAGTAACCAGCTCAAAGGTCAGGTCGGATTGGGCCTTGAGGTCGCCCTCGTTGACCTGAATACCGGCGTTGTTGGTGAAGCCCTTCTCGCGGACATACTCGATGCTGTTCGAACTGGTACGACCCTGGGTGATCAGATCACGCACGGTCATGCGACGCTCGGGCAGAGTCACCACGGTACCCAAGCGATCCGGGCGGACGTTGGTGCCAGCGGAGGCGGAAGCCGAGGTCACGGCTTTGACTCGAACACGCGCCTTGCCAGTCTTGCTCGAGAGCAGGCTTTTGATCTCCTCGCTCTGGATAACGCTCTCGCCCAGGGATTTCTCGCCCTGAGGGGAGCCAGGGCCAACGCGGCGGCCTGCCTTCAGCTCCAGATCGGTGATCTGAGCGGCCAGAGTGTTGAATTTGACGAGCATCTCGTCCGCGGTCTGCTTCGCTTCCTTGGACAGGTCGCCATTTTTCTCGATGGCGGTCTTGGCTTCGGCGGTGAAGTTCTGAATCGCGTCCTTCTGCTCGTCGAAGGATTTTTGCAGCTGGTCCAGTTGGTCCATGTTTAGCTCCAGGATGGTCTGAAATTTGCGATCGACTTGATCAATTGCTCGGTTTCGCTCACAGACTCACTCTGGAGCAGGCGAGTCAGGCCGCCATTGGTGATGGCAATGGCCTGGCTCTTCGAGAAGCCCGCCTCACGCAGGAACCGCTCGAAATCTTTGATGTTGGGTAGGTCGCCGTGGGCCAACATCGACTTCACCGCTTCAATGCGGGACTCGTCGTTGGCCGGCGTGGTGACGATGGACACTTCGATGAGGTCCACCTCGTGCAAGGTGCGGGTGCGGCTCTTCTGGTCGACCGTGACGGCGCCTTCGACCTCGTAGTAGCCGATCGACAGGCCCGTGATGCTCTTGCTGAGCATGCCGCGATGCGCGATTCGGGCGTAGGCGGCGTCTTCGAGCCACAGTGAGCCCTTACCAAACAGCCCGCGCTCGTCTTCCTGCATGTCCGACCAGGAGCCAATGGGCTCATCGGTGCGGTGCTGCCAGAGAATGGGCAGGGAGCGCTCCAGGCGAGCCATCTTTTCCAGGCTCTTCACGAAGGCGCCCTTGTCGACAACCTCGTTGTAGGAGTCGGTCACGCCAAACACCGAGCCATAGCCGGTAAAGGTGCCCGCTTCGTCCGCCGTGGCGGTGAAATCAAAGGCTTTCGTCTTGAGGCGCATTGACTGCTGCTCCTATCTTGTCGAGCGGCACGAACTGGGCCTGAACGGTCAGCGCATCGCCACCCGGCAACGGCGGATCGTTCTCCAGCTCGCGGATCTCATTTCGTGTCTTGATGCCGTGGTCGGCGTAGACCTGATACAGCTGGGCCCGACCGGCAGAGTCGGCGCGCAGCAGGCCTTCCACCGAGAATTCGGCGTAGTAACGCTGCTTTTCAGCCGACGACATGAGCTGGCGCTTGATCGCCTGCTCGATTCGCTTCAGGTACGGCGCCAGGGTGAAGGTCTTGAAGCCAATCAGCTCCTGCTCCATCCCTGTGCCCCACTTCGTCTGGCCGGCTGCAGAGTGACCGATCATGTAGGGCGGTACGCGGAACCAGCGGCAGACCTCCTCAATGTTGAAGCCTCGGGTCTGCAGCAGCTGCGCATCCTCTGGATTCAGGCTCAACTGGGTGTAGGTCATGCCCGCTTCCAGCACCATCGTGCCGGTCGGGCTCTCTTTCATGGCTTGCAGCGACTTGCGGATCTGCTCGCGCTGTTCAGGCTTCAAGGTGCCTGGCGTCTGGACGAAACCAGATGGCTTCATGCCGTGCGAGAAAGTCTGAGCGGACGACTCATCGGCAGAAATACTCAGGCCGAAGGTGTTCGCGCCGATCTTGATGATCGACAGGTCTTCATAGCGGCTGGACGAGAAGCCGCGGATGTAGAAGACGTCCTCTTCATCCATCTGGCTCTGAGTGCCATCCAACTCGGTGACGTTCCAGTAGATCGTCCCGTTCTCATCGTAGAGATTCGGGCCCACCTGCCAGGGGTCGTAAGGGTCCAGGCCGATCAGCTGACCGGTCGAAGAGTAGATCTTGCGGCTGTGATGCCTGCCCCACAGAGACAGGTGGCAGGCAACCCTCTCCCAGTACTCCAGGGCGGTCATATCGGCGTTCGGCTGGTCGTGCAGCACCCGGTAAAGGGGCATATCCGACGCCAGGCGCTTCTGCCCAGGGCCCTGCTTCTCGTACACGAACAGCGGAAGCTGACCGATCGTCTCGGCAATCAGCCGTACGCAGGCCGTTGCGGCGCTGATCTGCATCACCGAATGCGCGGTGATCGACTTGCCAGTGAAGTTTTCGGTGCCGTAGTAGGACGACCAGAACGCACCTTCGGTGGGCTTGATGTCCTTTCTGCGCGTCAGAGACCACCCAAAAATCGCCATCACACCACCACAATGTCTGAACAGTAGGCATCTAGGTCGATCACGTCCTCCAGCTCACCCTGTGCGGCGCCAATCGCCATCGCCAGGGCGACGATTCCGTCGATCCTTCCCGTTGCTTTGTGTTTATCGAGTTTTCGGTTGCCGGCCGGGTCTTTGGTGATCACCGCATTGGCCGCGCACATCGTGGCGACCGGGTGACCGCCATGCCGCAGGCGACCATTGAGTAAATCAGCCTCCAGCGCGTCGATAGCCGGGCTCATGTCTTTGAAGCCCTGGCCAAACTGCACCAGCGGGAGCTCTACCCCCTGGCGTTCGCAGGCTTTCTTGAAATCGTCGATCCGCCAACGGTCGAAGGCGATCTTCTGCACGTCCAAACCGGCCAAAATCTCGGCAATTTCGACGCACACGAAGTCGTAATCGACCGTTGCACCCGGGGTGGTGGTCAGGAAACCCTGCCGCTCCCAGGTTTCGTACGGCACGCGGTCCCTCTTGGCCCGGTCAAACAGGCCGATTTCCGGCGTCCAGAAGTGGAAGTAGCAGTGCTTGATGCCCTCCTCATCCACCCCAAACAGCACGAATGCGGTCAAGTCGGTGCGCTGCGAGAGGTCAAGACCGCAGTAAACAGGCATTCCGGCCAGCGCTTCAGCCTCACCCGAGCAGTTCTGCCAAACCGACTTCGAGATGAAGGGGCTGACAGTCGAAACCCGCTGGTTCAGGTTCAGGTTGCGGAAGGTGTTCTCGCTGCTCGGCATCCGAGCGGCCTTCTCGGCCAACTTCTGCATGTCCGGCAGGCTTCGGAATGTGCCCAGGGCCGGATTGGCCTTGCGCCAGCTCTCGGGGTCGAGAATGTCCGCTTCCAGGGGCGCCGCGTGCAGGTGGCAGACCGTGCCATCGTCTTCCCCTTTCAGGGCATCGTCGATCCAGACGCTGAGCAGGTCTGCGTCAGTGGCTGCCTGGGTCGAGATGACCATCAGCAGCGGCTTGTCGTGGGCACCTTGGGCGGTCACCACGGCATCCACGAAGTCATCTTGCGGCCCACGGACCTGGCCGGTCTCGTCGAGGATGGCCAGGATCGGCGAGAGACCGTGGGTCGTCTTGCCTTCAGCCGACAGGGCCTTGTATTCGACATTGCGCGCCTTGCCCAGCAGTCGCTTGCTCGACGGGATGATGTGAACCAAGCCCTGCAGGTCAGGGTTCAGGTTGATCATCTTCACTGCGAGGTTGAACACGATCGAAGCCTGGTCCCGACTCATGGCGCCGGAGACGATCTGCGAGTTCTGAACCGCTTCCGGCCCCACCAGGTGGGCCAGGAGGATGCCGGCGATGAGCGCGGTCTTCCCGTTCTTGCGAGCAATGCTCAGAATCGCGGTATGCGTGCCCTTGGGGTTGTCGTAGACATCGAGGATGAATTGCCGCTGGAAAGGCTCAAGCTTGATCGGCTGACCAATGTGCTTGCCTTCCGGAGCCCGGCAGTACCGCTCGATGAACCCGATAACTCGTTCACCGCGCGTCATGGCTCACCTCAATGTATGGGACTCGCCAACAGGCTGTCGTCTTGTTCGATCTGCGCTACCGTCCGCTGCGCCTCACGCTGAGAGCTGTTCTTGCCACGGGACTGTTTACTCTCTCCAACCGTGGCGATGGCGTGGACTTGCAGGGTGCGGCACAACGCGATCGAGCGTCTGCTCAGTGTTTCCAACAGGGAATGCTTGGGGTTCATCACGACAGTGCCCCGGTCGTTCACAAGGGTGTCGCCTTCGGTGTCGATCTCTTCCTGGATACGCTCAATATCCGCCTGGCACCGGGCTAGGTTAGCCGCATGGCCCAGGTCGATGTCAGTCCAGGTGTCTCGCGCGCGTGCACGAGTGATCGCGTTCCAGAAGGGAATGTCGCGGTCTCGAAGCCGGACATGTGCCGGCGCCGGATAGTCGTTCGAGGCATCGTTAAATGCCTGGGCCATCACATGGAGGCTGTCGGCGCGTTTGTTGGCCATACAACCTCCGTGGTTCAGCCGAATTTTTAGACAGAGATCGAAAAGAGAGG